AAAGTTCCTGATGAAGAAGAACTTATTAAGATGGTTTCTATTACTTCGGTAACTAGTCATTTTAATAAAGAGATCTTTGTTAATTGGAGAAAAAGGGTTGGTAATGAGACAGCAGATAAGATCACGAAAGCGGCTACAACCCGTGGAACTGATATGCATACTCTGACTGAACATTATTTAAAAAATGATGAAGTCCTTCCTAAAGTTCCACCCATATCTGAGTTCTTATTTAAGATTGCTAAGGGTACACTTAATAAAATAGATAATATCTATTCTCTGGAAGGGCCGCTATATAGTAAGCAACTAGGAATTGCTGGAACCGTTGATTGTATTGCAGAATATGATGGTGATCTGGCAATAATAGATTTTAAGACATCTAAAAAACCTAAACCACGTGAGTGGATTGAACATTACTTTGTTCAGGCAATGGCATATGGGTGTATGCTATATGAGATGAAAAATATTTCGATTAAAAAACTTGTAATTATCATGGCTTGTGAAAATGGTGAATGTGTCGTCTACGAAGAATCTGACAAAGCAAAGTATATCAAACTCCTCGGAGAATATATTAGAAAGTTTGTTGGAGATAAATTGGAGCTCTATGGAAACGAATAAAGAATTAGAAAAAGCAATTGAGAGTAAATTCTTAACTCCTCAAAAATTTGCTATGGAAATAGAATCAATAGTTTCTAAAGAAGAAATGAATTATATTGATGCTATCTGTCACTATTGCGAAATTAATGGTCTTGAGATAGAATCAGTAACAAAGTTAGTTTCTAAACCACTCAAAGAAAAATTAAAGTGGGATGCACAAGAACTTAACTTTATGAAAAAGACATCAAGGGCTAAACTTCCTATATGAAGGTGACTCCATACGAAACATATCAAACCTATCTCTCAATGAAAAGTCATTTTACTAACCCTAAATTTGACTTTTTTAAGTATGGTGGCAAATCAAGAGCTACTATGACATCCTTTAATAAAAGGAAGGATAAGTATTGGTTTGAAAAAACATCTAGAAAGTATTCTGATGAAGAAGTGCTAAACTTCCTTTTAGCAAATTTTGTAAACACTGACACACCCCAAAACTTATGGATCGGAGAGATAATCAACAGTGGCGAAAGAACCTACGCAGACTGGATGAGACGGAAACAGAGTATGACTTATATTTTCAAGGAGGAGTCAGAGAAACTTCTATTGGAGAACGAATTAGAAATAGTATTCGATTGCTCGAAGGGCCATCCTCTATTATTAAAAAGATATCTGGGTGGAGAAATCTCACTAGAAACGTTTACGATACTGGAAAAAGTCTTTTCTTTCGTAAAAAATTTTGATAAGAAATTAGATGATCCAGTGTGGGAATCCGTCAGTTTAAAGATAAAAAAATATATTCCTTTCATAAATATTAATGTGTTCAATTACAAAAAAATTTTACGGGATATTGTAAATGAGTGATTTTTTTGAGTCTGAAATAGTTCGTGAAGAACTAAATGAAATTAATAAACTCCAAGAGGAGATATACGGAAGTGTATTTTCTTTTCAGTCAATGCCTCGTGAAAAACAGAAAGAACATGTCGAAAGTTTAATTCTGTTACTTGATAAACAACGTATCATGTATACGAGGCTATCACTTTCAGATGATCCACAAGCTATTGAAATGAAAGACCAATTATTAAAATCACTCTCTGTATTGGGATTCCCTGCAGGGACTGATGTGAATACGGTTTTTGACTCTATGAAAAAAACCATCGAAAAGATGAAGAGCTTTGTTGACTAATCTTTCGTTCTCTGTTATAATCTAAACATCCAATTAATCCAATTAATCCGAGGTATCTAAATGTCGTTTGCTAATCTTAAAAAGCAATCAAAACTAGGTTCTTTAACTGCAAAGTTAGTTAAAGAAGTTGAAAAAATGAATAATAACGGTGCATCTAATGGTGATGACCGTCTATGGAAATTAGAATGTGACAAATCAGGTAATGGTTATGCCGTTATCCGTTTTCTTCCTGCACCAGACAAGGAAGATCTACCATTTGTAAAACTATACTCCCATGCCTTCCAAGGTCCTGGTGGTTGGTATATCGAAAACTCTCTGACTACATTAGGTCAGAAAGATCCTGTTTCTGAGTTTAATACTACTCTATGGAACAATGGCACTGATGCTGGTAAAGAAACTGCTCGTAAGCAGAAACGTAAATTAACTTACATTGCCAACATTTATGTTGTAAAGGATCCAACAAATCCTGAAAATGAAGGTCAGGTATTCTTGTACAAGTTCGGTAAAAAAATCTTTGACAAGATTACTGCTGCAATGCAACCTGAGTTTGAGGATGAGGAAGCAATTGATCCATTTGATTTTTGGCAAGGTGCTAACTTCAAGTTAAAGGCAAAGAACGTTGCTGGTTATAGAAACTATGACTCTTCTGAATTTGCTGCTCAAAGTTCTCTATTAGATGACGATGATGCACTCGAAGGGCTCTGGAAGAAAGAAAACTCTCTTCAAGAGTTTGTTGCCGCAGATCAGTTCAAGTCTTATGATGAACTGAAGAAGCGTCTTGGTTATGTTCTTGGTAACAAGACATCTTCACGTCCTCAATTTAATGAAGACTTAGAAGGTGAAAGTGAAGGTCGTGGTTCAGCAGAAGAATTAGTTACTGCTGCTGTTTCTACACCTAGTTCGAGCACTGATGATGAAGATGATGCACTATCATACTTTCAGCAATTAGCTGCAGAATAACACAAGAAAGGGGGTCTCACGACCCCCCTTTTTTTATACTGGCATCGAAACCTTTGTATTTTCCGTTCGTATTAATCTATCATTAATCCTTTGAGAAGATCGTTGATATACCATAATATCTCTCATATCATTTAAGAATTGTTGTAAATAATTTATCTTAAGTAAATATATTGATGATTTTTTATTATTTTTTAGAACTTCATATTCCCAGTTAGATACACCAATGACTGGATTTAGAGTAGATGTTTCTTCATTAGAAGTATCTGGTTTTGGTATTGTAAAATTACCATCAACCACTTTACCTGCAGGAAGTATTAATCTTCCTACAGAGTCTTTAACTTCTGTTGTCTTATAATATCTTACAGAATTTAAACTATCACCATGAATTTCATTTGCATAATTATATAATTCTTTATTTGAGAGAGGCCATTCATCTCTTACATTAATAATACCAGCAGTAATTAAAACAACCCAGTCTAATTCTGCATCACCATAATATTCTTCTGCCACAGTATCAGGTCTTGCACCTTCTATAATTTCATACTTATCGAAGAGTGTGAATACATTTTGTAGATCATCACGTAGTTTGTTTCTTCTGAATAAGTTCTTAACTGTCAGATAACTTTGTGATGAAAGACTATCTGATAGAAAAGATTGATATTCTACGTTTGGTAGTTCTCTGAAATATCCCATTTTAGTAACCTACTCCGTCGTCGTTGTTATCATAAGCAAGATAATCCTCATTAAATATTGGTGTGAGTTCTGAGAATGTAAGGTTTAATTGCATGGAAATTGGAGAACCATCACTATAGGTCGCATATGTTCCATCTCCCGTATAATTTGTTGCCACATTTGTCAGAGCACATAGTTTAATTCTATTTAAATATGGATGTGCTTTTCCTTGATATAGATATTCAATCTGAAATATATTAGGTGTTTTTAAGAAATTTCCACCTGCACCTTTCGGAGCCATATTTCTTTTAAATGCCTTAATAATAGTTCTAACATTATTTGCTTCTTGCTCAAATCTTGGTGTCATTTTAAATGAATATGAAAAATTTCTCAATGATGGTCCAGAGAATAATAATTCCATATTTGGATTTATGACAGCACCACTTCCTCTTGCTAAAACTTGAGCAGGATTTAGATTTCCACCGAAGGCATTAACTGCTTGTGCAGAAAAGAAATCACTGACTGCTTTTTTTCCTTGATTACCAGTTAATCCTGCAACCATATTATTAATTTCTTGACCAGCTTTCTCCGTTCCTCCTTGATCTAATAGAGCACTACCAACACCCATTCCTGCTGCTTGCATGAAGTTCATATTACTGGGACCATAGTTTGCAGTATTTGTATCACTAAGTTGTGCTGGTATGGGAAGAATGATACTTCCCAAGGGTTTCCCCTTTAAATTTGTATCATCTTTTGTGACATAACTGCTTGCATTATCTCCATCAATTGTATTCTGATTTCTTTTATATGTACAGACTGTAAATCTGATGAAATCCATTGTATTATCAATGATACTAAATGGATATCTTAGATTTAGATGCATAAATGATTCATCTGCACCTTTCTTTGGTGGTTTCCTAGTAATTTCATTAAGACTTTTTTTTGTTCCTGTTTCTTTTTCCTTTACCGCATCTCCTCTCTTTTTTGCTGCTTCCTGCCTTCTTTTAGCAGCAGCTCTTCCCATTTGCCTTTCATTGGGATCTCTAGCATATTTCTCAGGATTAGCTGCTCTATTTGCAGCAGATCTTTCTTGTTGTAATCTTCTATCTCTGTTTCTTTGTCTTGCTCTATTCGACATTATCGACCTTATATAGTAATTTTTAACTATTTAGACGAAATTTTTGGAAAGGTATTCCATCAATGTCATTTAGTTCTTCAGAGAAGACTTCATATATTTGGCCAACGACTTCACCCCATGTATATTGACGATACTCATTCCAATGAAAATTTACACCACGAAATCCCCATGGAAAAATTTGTGTGACTGCGACTAATGGATTTTGATCATAACGAAGATTGGGGGTTTTGGGTGCATATACAAAAATATAATATTTTCCTACATCTGGACGTGAAGCTTCACTACTACCAAGTGCATCCATTAGTTCTATCATTAAATCATCTGGATCTTCGGTTCCAATTAAATTATCTCTTACGGTTCTTATTCGACTCATCGTCCAATACCTAATTCTTTTTCTGTCAACACTTTAAATTCATATCCTCTATCAAGACAATATTCTTCAGCTGCCTTCCATTTTGCTTGATTCTTTGCATATTCACGAACTTCGTAGATATATGTTCGTGTTTTCTTTTTCTGTGGTTTGGGTTCCATACATTGTCTTTTTGGTTT